GTTTGGATCTCGTTTACTATTCTGTGCTCCCCATAACGCAAGTGCACAAGCCTCAATAGGTGTTGACGATTCTCCGCCAAAGCCCCATCCGCCTGCTATCGGGCGTTTCGTTGCCGTTATTGCGCTATCTCTGAGCACAAGCTGTTGGTGATACCATGTGACCGTTTGCTCATTAAGGGCATTCGTCAATGTGCTTACGGCCGCTATCATATCTCGAGAAGTCGGCCTGATTACCGACCCCTTCATTTTCCAAGTGCTGGCTATCTGTTCTATGAGAACATCGACCCCATTACGGCCATCAATAACCACGCAACTTGCCTTTTTATATCGTTCATTAAGCCAATCGGCCAGCCATCTTATGCCGCGGCCTGTTGGCTGTATCTCAATAAGTGATATCCTCGCAGGGCCTACTTTCGGTATTACTGCGCCACACAATGAAACCATCGCACCGTCCTGAGAGAACTTGATTCCGTAAGCGGTCTTGCCCTCCGGCTTCGGATCTTCGGAGCTACACGCGTCCCAGATCTCTTGCGGGATCGCATACTCGATTTCGTGAGTTATTACAGGGGACCACCATCCAAGTCGCTCACGCGCAAATCCATCTGCGGACATTGTACGCATTTCTTCAGATGTGAAGTCCTCTGTCAGTCGGATGCCTAACGCGGGATTAGTCATATACCACAGGGATGTGTCTGTGACGTTGATTTTCTCGACAGATTCAGCCTCTACGCTCCATTCATGCCAACAGTCGTGTTTCCCTGCCTCTGATATACAAACGCTTCTCCTACGCCTAAATACGTCGCCCGGGCAGCCGGGATAAGGCGGAGTTCCGGTGTAAATAATCTGTCGTGTACCCGTTGCGGATGCGGACAGCGTTGCCATGATAGCTTCGACCTGATCATCTGTCAGCTCCTGTGCTTCGTCGTACACAACAAGCCCGATTCCGTCAAAACCTCTTGCCGCTTGCCTTGACCTCGCTGAAAATTCGATAACACCGCCGTTGTCAAGCTCGATACATTCCTCACCGTTCGTGTACCTTATCTGTTTAACGATGTCGGTAACTTCGGGATGCCGTTTGTCTGTGAACATCGCCGCGAGTCGTCTGAATGACTTCTTTGCAGTCCGAACCTGATGCGCTGTGTGCAGTATCTTCTCGCCGTTCACAACAAGGCCGTAGAACTCACGCGCAACAAGGCACTCGTTTTTCCCGTTCTGACGCGGAACCGACAGCCCTGCGGATGTGACGTTGTACTTTCCGTCCTCATCCTTGCCTAACCAACAATCGACAACACTTTCTTGCCAATCATCCAGTCTGCACCCATATTCGCGCATTAAAAGTGCCGCATCGGTGCCATCCGTTGACACTCTATGCGGCTCTACCTTGATTCTTGGTTCCTGACTGCCTTGCATCATTTCTTGTGTTTATCCCTTACTAGGTCAAGCATTGTTTTCGGTTTTTCTATCTGTGCGGCCTCTGCATCGGCAACATCACGCGGTAAAAGTCCCATGATCGTATTCATTCCGCTCATGTAACTCTTCCACAATCCCGAGTACCCTTTGAATAGCGGGTTCTCCCTGATGCCGGTCTGTCCACCGCCGTTGTCATACGGGATCGCTACACTCGTGTTCTTGATCTGCGCCCGGGTGTCGTCCAGCTTCGCTTTCATCCACGCCGTGTTCTCTATGACCGACCCGAGCATATTTATTCTTGTCTCTGTAATTCCGCATGAAAAAAGCAGGGACCTCAGTCTCTGCTCCTCTTCCTTTGCGATTGTTTCAATATCAATCATTATTTTGATTTCTTTGCCGGTTCTCTCTTTGGCACCCAAGTAACTTTCCCGTGTGATCCTGTGGAAAAGTCTGTGATTCTCTCTCTTCTTGAAGGTGCTTTAGCGATTTTGCTCTTAGGCGGCGTCTTTGTTGTGAATTTAGTTTCGGCCATTGCTTTACCTCCGTTAATTGTCGATATAGACATCGACTACAAGTACGTCAGCGTACTGACGTCTGCCCTGCGTATTCTGCACCAGAGTTCTCTCAATTCTGGCATTGCTGTATCTGTGATTTGCACCTCTTGCACCTACGACCTCACCCTCTTTCCTTGTCGGAGAGAATGCAACTTTTGCGCCCTTTGCGTAGTGCATATCCATCCTAACGAAACGCCCCGCGTTGCCTGCAACTGCGTTATCTTTCGGGTTCCAACTGGATGATGTGTAATCGTGCTTCGGCGCTATTGCATCTGACTGTGACAGTCTGCTAATAATTTGGCTTTTACTTGCGCCTCGCATGCCTATGTTGTCAGCGAGTGCTGTTGTATCCGTCCATCTTACACTATCCATTGGTGCATTGAGCGGACGCATATTTCTGTCCATCGCGTCAACGACTTTCTGTGTCTGTGGGGTTAAGCTACGTCTGTTGCCGTTAGCCAAGTCTCTCAACTCACTGTTGACGTTTGAATAATAGCCCGTCTGGAAATATCCAACGGGGACATATTTGCCGGACCTCTGTGCAAATGCGTAACCGTCCGACGGCATATTGCTGACTGTTGCGTAATCTGCCGGAGTGAAATACGTTGTATGTGATTGAACGTCACTTACTCCGCTCCCTGCACCAGCAAAACTCTGAGTCTGATTCTGTGCATTTGGCGTTATCGTCACTCCGCCGTTAGCGTTCTGTGTGACTGTAAATGCTCCGCCTGCACCGCCGAGGCCGCCGCCTCTTGCGCCTGCTGACGCTCCTCTTCCGCCCATATTATATCACGCTTTCCCTTTAGATTTCATCCTGTTTGCTGAAGTATTTGCTTCGACAAGGCCCTTGCTGACTGCTCTTCTCTGTGTCGGTGTCATTTTAGCATCTTTCGCCTTGATTCTTGCTGCGTCAGCCTTCGTGATCGTGTAGCTTTTCGTGTTTGCCATTGATCTGTCCTCCTTTTAACTCATCGAGAGCAAATCACCAGAGAAGGTGACTGCATTTCTGTCAATAACATTGAAATAAGAGCCTGATGTTACTACGTTGTAACCTTTGTACAGCGCGTATGCCATATAGCCGGAACCTCGCCATTGTCCATCGCTTTTCATTCCGTATACCGCATTTCTGACCGTTGCAGATTCCTTTGACAGCATCTGCTGTAATCGGCCCTCAGATACAACTTTTGCGCTGTTGTTCAACTTTGCCTGCATCGTTGCTGTCCTCTGAATGTTGTTTCGCGTGGATCCGTATGCCTGTGAACTGCTTTTGCTGTTTGCAAAATAGAATCCATCGCCCATACGTCCCGCACCGATCGTGGTTACATCACTTGTCATAGTTCGTGCACAGATATCGACGGCCGTATCATTACCGCTACTGTTTACGGTTCTGAATAAGGTCTCGCCCTGCATACCTGAGAAAGTCTGTGAGTCTGCTATCTGTGGCGCTCTGTTGAGCTCTGGCATGTTTGCGACAAGTCTCTGAGTGTCCCAATCGTTATTATAATATGTTCTCTGGTCGATTGGTGTACTCTTCAGCCCGTTCAGATATGTTGCGAACTCTCCATCATTCATGCTCTGAAGCTGTTGAATCGTTATTGCTGGTACCGGTTGCCCCGGTGCTACTGGAGGAGGTGTAGCTGCGCCCGGGGTGCCAAACAGTGCACCTCCGACTCCGCCGCCGACTCCGAAACCTCCGCCGCCGACTCCAAATCCTCCACTTCTTGAACCTCTTCCACCCATGTTATCACCTTTTACGCCAATTCTCTGTTACTTGGTTGTTATATCGTTTAACAGTGATATCTCCGTAGTTGAATCCGATATCACCGCCGTATTCCAGTATTACTGACGGTTCTAATTGCCTAATGGCCTCTGTCATACCGTCTGACCATATCTGCATAGCTGATTCACTATTCTTTACTCCGACTGTGCTCACAGACACAACAGAGCCTTTTTCGACGCCCTGAAAACAGAAACAGAATGTTTCCGGTTCCGCCCATGATAAAGTCGGTATTACTCTGATGCCTTGACTCTGATAGAACGCGCCTATCTGCCTCGACCTGTAAATGTTCCAGATCTTCATAGGCATCGGCATGTCCATGTACAAACTGAAGTCAGGGCTCAGAATGCAGTCGTATTGTCTTAAGACTTCAATGTATTTCTCGGGATAGTTCCATATCCGTTCAAATTGGTAGTCGTCTATGTAAAAGTGAATCCCGACATTCTTCTTTGCGCTTGTCTTCGCATAATTGAAGCCTATAAGCTCATCGGGCACAAAATCGTCATTCTTGATTATCGGCATCTGCCAAAAATCGTCCGTCATGTTGTTGACGTCTATCAGCCCGAGATTGTAAGCGTTGTTGGTCCGTTCTCTTTCGTCCCCGTAATAGCCCAAATCAAGCTCATCGACACCCGGCAAATCAAATCCGAATTGTTCCATGTTCAGCTCTTGAAGTCCATCAAGCTCAAGCTCCAACAGTTTCGTGTCGAATCCACTGCTCATTGTCAGCTTGTTGTGTACAAGCCCGTAAGCCTTCCGTTGCTCATCGGTCAGATAGTCCAACTTCAGGACCGGAACGCGATCCAGATGTAGCTGCTGCGCTGCCAGATACCGGCCGTGACCTTCGACGATTTCCCCGCCCCATATTGCTATCGGGTCGTTGAATCCGAACTCCTCAATGCTTGCGATTATTTGATCAATTTGCTTTTTCGGGTGCTTCTTTGCATTGCCTATATACGGTTTTATTTCCGCTATCGGCATGTACTCAATTTCTAGTTTCATAGCCTCCCTAATGTGGAAAAAATAACTCGGGGGTAAATTGGCGCTGGACCGCGCGGGCGCGCCTGTGGGCCGTGGCGGGGTCCCTCCCCCTATCTACCAATCACCATCTTTGATATTGACCTTTTTTTCGATAATTTGGGGCCCATTTGAAGCGATTTTGTCACTTTTCGCCTGATTACAGCAGTAATGAGCCGCTTGGAGGTTGCTCCAGTCCTGTGCGGCCGCCTCTGGTGATGGATATCCGAACATCCGCCACTTACTAACAGGACGAATCTCATCAACAACGAATGACAGCGGATGCTGTGCGTCTGATGGTTCGTCATAGTGTATAGGTCCTAACCTCCCGTGGCATATACCGCAGGGTGCTTCCATAGCCTTAAGGCGGGCACGGTGTTTTCTTCTTAGCGTTCCGTTCTTGTACCGTGGGTTACTCATATATCTCACCAACGCAAAAGACCGGCGTATGTCAGACCGGTCTAATGCGTGCATTCTGCTAAAGGAATTTTTGAAAGAAAACAAATCTCCATTGGGAGTTTCCCTAATATCATAATAAGAATATATATAGTGCCTTACAATGCCCGATCTTCTAACCTTTGCTGTACTATGCTGAGTGCTCTGCGGTGCGCCTGATGTGCTCCATGCCACGACATATGCACCAATATACAAATCTCTTCCCACTTGTGAAGCATGATGTATCTCTGATACAGAATGTCCCCTTCAACGCCTTTAATATCCGCTATAAGCTCAAATATCTGTTGGCGTTTATCAATGGCCCGCAGTTCAGCTTCTTGCCATTTGAGCGCCTTATCTGCGAGTCTGATAGCCTTGTCTTCCGTCTTGCGAGATATGCCCGTTCCATGTGGCATGCCGGGTTCTCCGCTTAGAGTTGAGCCAATGGCATCTATTCGTTCTATTTCAAGCTGATATTCGGTCTTGTATCTTTGTGCTATCCTGTTAAGGTCTTCGTACTGTTTCAGATATTCCTTTGCTCTCATCCCAAGTTATATCTCCGTCTTGCTCAACTTCTCTGCCGTTAACAATGTCGCCCGGCTTAATTTCTATGTGCTCTTTGTCTCTGTTGTCCATAGCCTTACTGGGCGATATTATCGA